TCCCCCGGCCGCCGCTCCCACACCTCGCGCACGAACGCGCGCAACTCGGCCGTGTTCCGCATCAGCATAATCCCGCAGTTGAAATGCACCGGCGGGCCTGGATGCTCCACCATCCCCAGGCAGCCTATCGTCAACGCCTCCCTCAGGTTGACGTCGCCCACCACCGCCGCGTCCGCGTCGATCCAGAATACGTGCTCGTACCCCCGCCCCAGCGCCTGCCGGATCAGCACGAGCTTGTCCCACCCGGCATACACGGCCTCGTTGTCAATCATCCGCCGCTTCACCGTCCAGAACGCCATCTCATACCGCTCCACATACGCTGCGTGTCGTTCCGCCGTCAAACCTAGCAGAATCGCCTGCTCCGGGCTTGCCTGTTGTAACAGAATCGCATCTCGCATCACACGTACTCCCCCATCATCATCATATCCCCCTCGCCTGGCAGCGCCCATTGCATCGCTCCGCTCACCTGCTCGGCCACGTCATCCTCGTCCCCCCACAGCCAGGTGATCAATCCATTCGCCATCCCCACGGCCAGGCTCATCGCAAAAACGTCAATCGGCGAAACAACGCCCAGCATATCCGCGTATTCATCCATCGCCGCCCACGGCTCCCCGCGCACCCAGCCGCCCAGCAAACGCCCGAACTCCTCCTCGTCCATCAACTCCGCCGTCTTGATACACAGACAATGTACGTGTATCGGCAGCGAGATCGTCCCCTTTGGATACACCCCGTCTCCGTTCTCCCCACCCACCACGACGTCCTCGCACTCACACCCGATCGGGGGATGGCTCGGACTGAGAGAGATCTTTTCCTGCTCCACCCACGGCTGCCGCGCCAGCAGCGCATCCGTCGCCATTCCGTGCAGTGTCTGGATCTCGTTCCGTGCCATCCGTAACGCCTTGTATGCCACCCCCTGCCCGGCGCACGACGCCTCCTTGGAATACAACCCGGCCTTGCTCCCTGCCGCGATTTCCTTCTTCGTCTGCCCATATAGCCGGGTTCGCGTCCACCGTGGGCAGTCCTGTCCCGCCCCCAGGTATCGCTCTAGCTCCTTGGCCATATTCCACGCGCTGTCCCCGTTTGCCACGCCGTTGTACAGAATCCGCTTGATACCCTCCAATGACTCGTTATCAAACCGCCACACCCGCTGGCTGAGATTCAATCCGTCGTTGTAAATGTGCCGCTCTGCCTCCCCCATCAACGCCTTCAACTGTGGCCTGAACACACCCCCGTTGATCCCCCCCTCGGCCTGCTCCTCAAACCTCCTGCCCCCCTCCCCTTGAGGGAGGGGCTGGGGGAGGGGAATTGATTCTACCGCCTCCGCAGACTTCCCCAACACATACTCCCGGTGCAACACCGCCAATGTCCCATACGCCAATCCCCCCGCCTCCCACCGTAGCGCCTGGAACAACTGCGTCCACTCTAGCATCATCCCCCGCCAAGCCGCCTCGATCCCGAACACTGCCTTGAATAACCCTAGCCCGTCCAGCGTCCCATCCTTCCCCGCTGCCTCCATCAAGATCCCCCGCACCTGCGCCCCGAAATCCAGCAACCTCTGGTGAGTCTCGCCGATCAAATAAAGGTGCATCCGCATCAACGCCGCGTATGCCGCCGTGTACGCCTGCCCCGCCCGGATGTCATCTAGCGAGGCCACCTATCCCCCTCCCCCGCCACTGGGGGAGGGCTGGGGTGGGGGCTGCATCGCATCCGCCGCATCCGCTACGTTCTCCGGCGCCCCCTCCATTTCATCCGTTCCATCCGTTGACCCTGTTGGTGCCAGCATAAACGATAGATCCACCCCCGGCAGGAACTGCCCGATGGCCCCCGCGATTCGGTCGTCAGGCCATCCCAGCGCCCGCAGCTTGAGCGCCGCATCGGCCACGTCCCGCAGGTCTGCCGCCTTCAGTATCTGCTTGGCTTTCCATTTGACCTCGTATTCCAGCCCGTCCGGCCAGATTCCCGCCAGCAACCATTGCAATTCCAGTAACGGTACGAGGATTTCCTTCTCCGCCCATCCCCGCAGCGTCTGGAGCGTCTCGTCGTACTCCTCCTTCTTCTCGCCCAGCACGTCCCGGTTCAGATTCTCGCCGTACCCCAGCAGCTCCATCGGCACGTCGCTGCCCATCATCCACGTCGAAATGTGATGCTGCACGTCCCCGATCTCGGACAGCTTCGCATCTCCCTGCACAGACTGAATCGCCCCCGGCTTGTTGGCGAAAAAGTCGGCCACGGCCGCGAATGGGTTGTCCAGCGCTGCCTTGTTCTGCTCCTTGTACGTCTCCAGGTCCGCCTCGCTGGCCCCCTCGACCACGTGCAAATACTTCATCCCCGCCCGCGTCTTGCGCCGCACCGCGATGTCTGTCTCCCCCTCGGTTACCCGCTTCCACGCCCCCGTCCCGCTCGCGAACATCGGCGTCCCATACCGGCTTCCCTCGTCGTGATCCCACCGCGCGTGCACGATTTGCCAAGCCGCAAACCACACCGCCCCCTGCGGCGCGCCCTGCCCGATCCACATCTCGTCCGCCCACCAGAATGCCTTTGCCGGGTCCTTGAACCTGTCGAACTCGTCCGAGTTCCGCCGCATCTGGAGCGTTGGCTTGCGCGTGATCTCGGCAATCTCCATTTGCTCGTCGATCCCCACCTCAAGGAAACTGTCCCCGTCCCGGATCGTCAATCGCAGCCAGTCGTCCAATTTGGTTTCCAGCGCCAATCGCTTCAATAGCGCCTGCGCCACATCGCTGGCCGTATTGACAACGGGGTTGCCTCCACCTGTCACCGTGATCTCGAATCCGCCTCCCACGATGTCCCTGGCCAGCGTGCGGATCGAGCGCTTGGCCCGCGTATCTTGATCGTACATCTTGCGGCACGCCTTGATCACCTTCCGCCGCTCCGTGTCCGCCCGGAACTGTGCCAGTCCCGCCGTCGGCCTACTCGGAGGCCTCATCTCGGTCGCCGTTGTCCGCTGCTGCTGTGTTGGTTTCTCCCTCTTGAACAGGCTCGCTACCCGGTTGATTAGGCTCATATTAAATTCTTCCCTTTTGTACCGCCTCGTTCAGCAGCCGTTCCAACGTCGGCAGATTCCGCTCGATCGTGCTCATCACGATGGCATACCGCTCACCGTGCGCCAGCTCCAGGTATTTCCCGTAGTACACCGTGTGCCCAAACGTCAAGATCAATTGATCCTTGCTCCCGCTCACCGTCACGGTGTCCGATTTCTCCCCCTCTGCCCCGGCCGTGACCGACCCCATCACCGTCCCCAATCCAAATCCATCCACCGCGAAAACCAGCCCACCTCGTGCATTCCCCGTCCGGTCTTCCCACGACGCGCCCGCGCGGCCATCGTTCTGCATTCGCTGCCCCACGTATACCGCCGCCGCGTGCACCGCGATCAACACGTTCTGGCCGTATTTCTCGATCGCCTTTCCCAGATCACTTGGCGGTTTGATCCACCGGAAACCACTCTTCATTCTCCAATTCCTTCCCTCCTGGGGAAGGGTTAGGGTGGGGGCATAAAAAACCCCTTATGAATCCTGCGTAGGGGCGCATCGTGATGCGCCCTACCCCCCTCTCCGCATCGTGATGTGCCCTATTCCACCACCTCGGCCTCGGCGATCACGGCCGCCCGCTGATTCGGCCTCACCAGCACCACGCGATACAGCACTCCGTTCCCATCGTTGAACCGGTCTCCCGGCTCCACGTCGAAATCCGTTCCCCCCATCACCACCACTCGCCCGCGGCTCTCCTGTGCGTCACCGCTATCCACGACCCGACCCGCGCTCTTCCGTGCAATCCTCACCGCCTGGGCATCCAGCGTCTCCTCGCCACGCCGGATTGTGATGTCCTGCTCGTTATCACCGCGTATCGTCGCCAGGTCAGTTGCCAGCTCGTCCCAATCCCAGATCGTCATGATCGTCATCTCTCTCCTTGATCCCCCCTCCCTTGACGGGAGGGGATAGGGGAGGGTGAAACCCCTATTCTATTCCCCCACCGCGTTATAATCCGCCCGGATACCCAGTGTCCCCACCGCCACCTCGATTGCCGCCAGGTATTGCTTCTCCATATCGTTCGCCTGCCCGCGCAGTGACCCGGCCACGTCGGCCCGCTTCACCCGCTCGTCGCCGATCTGGTATTCGACCACGTTCCCCTGTCCACTCGCCGCCGCATTCGCCTGTTTCCGCAGCGCCAGCGCCGCCGCTTTGAGCAACACGATTCCCGCGTCGTCCTCCATCATATCTGGGTATTCGTCGTCGTCGTCCAGCGCGTGCCCCGCCGCGTACCACAGATCCCGTGATTGCGAGTACGTCGGCGTTGGGTAAAACGTGATCTGCCCCCCGCCGATGGAATGCCGTTCCTCGTATGCGCTGGAGACCGGAATCAACCCCTCGTCCGAAATGATGATACTCCCATCCATCACCGTCGACCGTTCCAGCTTGATCAACCGCAGGAAATCATCCGGCAGATCGTACGCCGCCGTCCCGCTAACGATGCTCAACATCGTCATCGTCTGCCGCTTGCGCCGACGGCCGTAATCCGCCACCGCGTCCTTCACGCATTGCTCGTACTGCGTCTCGCTGGGCACGCTGCTACGCGCTGGCACATCCGCCTCCAATCGTGTCACCAGATCATCCAATGCAACCGCCATACCTACACCTCCGGTATTTCCGGTCCAGGCTCTTCTTCCTCTTCCTCCTCGTCGTCCTCGCTATCGGCTGGCATCCTCTGCCCGAGCTGCTCGGCGATCTCGCTCAACATCTGACCGAGCTGCAAAATAGGCGGCAATACATCCTTCCCTTCCTGCGTCCGCCCGAACGCATCCAGCGGTAGCTTGGTCAGGTTCTTCCACAGAACTCGCGCTTCCTTGTTACTCAGTTGGGCCTCGAAGCTCTCCAGTTTCTCGCCTTGGGCCACCTCGTCCTGCGCAGCCTCCTTGGCCAATTGGATCTTCGCGCTGATGCTCAGCCACAGTGCAGCCTTAGCCATCGACTTGCCCTTGGCCAGGCTCTCAAGGGCATTCGCCAGTACCACGTCGTCTAGCCACCGTCCCTCCATCCGCCGCTTCAAAACCAGCTTCTTCGTCATCGTTCCACCTCCCAATCTCCAATCTCTTGTTCCCTCCCCCGCTCTAGGGGAGGGCTAGGGTGAGGGCGCATAACCGCGATTATCACGCCTGTAGGGGCGCATCGTGATGCGCCCTACCTACGCCATCCGCACAATCCCGCCGCCCTCTTTCAACCACTGGTACTGGATCACCGCCGAGGCCTCCACCTCGATCACCTCGATGCTCGCCAGCGCTGACACCCGGATCATCACCCAATCCCCCGCCGCCAGCAGGAACCCCACCGTCGTCGTCGGGTCCGTCCCATCCAACGTGATGCGCACACTCTTGGTCTCCGCGCCGATCAGGATCGCGTTTGCCGTCGCCGGCGCCGTCAGCGTGACCTTCGAGCTCAACACGGCATTGCGCGTGTGACTGCCAACCGTCTCTACCGGTGGCATCGCCATTCGCACAGTCTCATTCGGTGGCGGCATCGCTCACCCCCTCGGAAGCGACCTCGGCCCCCTCCTCTATCTCTGGCCTTGGTTCTGGCTCGGCCTTCGGCTCCACCTTCTTCCGCTTTCTCCTCGGCCGCTTCGCCTTCGGCTTGGGTTCTGCCTTGGTCCCAAACTCCACCTCGGCCTCTACGGATTCGTTTATCCGTTCCCCATCCGCTGACACCAGCGCGAACCCCCCGCTCTCCCGTTGTGCCACGTTGAACACCCCAAACCGCACCTCGCGCCGTTCACCCTGCAGCATAATCGTGTGACCCAAGATCGCCGGTTCGCGCCCCACGCGCTCCACCATAACCATCTCGCTCGCCTTCATCGCTTCCTCCTGATCAGGAGAGGGTGAGCAATCTGACGACTGCTCACCCATCCCCATTGCTAGTTATCGTGCATCGCCAGCCCAACCCAGTCGGCTCCATCCCAAATGACCGTCAGGCTATCGTCAGCCCCCCCGGTCAGTGTAATGTCACCACCCAGCTTGGTATTCGCACCATCCTTGATGATAATGTTGTTGGCACCCGTATTGACGATGACGAGGATCGCGCCTTCCACCGGCCCATCGGTGATGGCTGTCGTTGCGCTTGTAGTGATTGCCCCCGCTGCCGTGACCGGCTGGTACGATGTCGTCACCGTGATGGATTCACCCTCGGCAATTTCGAGAGAACTCGCCACCTCCAACGCCGTGAACCCACCAACGACCCACGCAGTATCGGTGGCGTTATCGAGCGTCTCTCCATTTTGCCCAACGACATCAGAGGTGATCGTCGCACCGCTGAAATTCACGCCGTAATCCCACGTGTCGCCCGATTTCGTCTGTAGCACACTCACGGTGCCCAGCGTTGCCTCACCACTCAGCTCGGCGTAGTAACTCGCGCTGTTCGTGATCACTGCCGAGTTGTTCACATCAATAATACTGTAGAACGGGTATCCGGCTGCTAATTCCGTGTTTGTCGTTTTGACTGTCATCTTGCCAAAGATGCCGATCCCTGTCCCCTCGTTGGATGTGCCAGATGAGAACGTGGCCTTTCCCTCGATACCATAGGCCACCTTGCCACTGACCGTAGTCGTCGCTACCTGCGTGTTGAAAAAACCGGCTTGCATCGCCGAAGCTGATCCCCAACCCGTCACGTTGTACGCTGCGTGCCATCCATTGCCCCGGTCCAACGCACCCACGTCAGAGATATCGGCCCAGTTGTCCGAGCCATCGTAGCTCCGCATCTGCCCGTAGACGTACACGTTGTCCGTGATTGCGTCACCCAGCACCGCACCGTCCTTCATCCGCACCGCCTGCGTGCTACCCGTGATCACTCCTGATTGCTGCCCGCCGAGAAACCCACCAAACGCACCCGCCGCCAGGCTCAGCACCAGCATGAGAACCATAGCACCTGCCCAAAATTTCCAGTTTCGTTTCTCGTTTCGTTCCTCGAACATCGTCCACCTCCCAAAGCCTATTGTTCGCTATATCCGTTTATCCGTTGAAAATCCGTTGGTTAACTATCCGCGTACTTGACGTACTCGACGATCACGTACCCCGCACCCTCGGTGGCCGCGCCTTGCGTCCACGCCGCCGTGAGCCTTGTTGCCGCCGTCGCCACCGCTTCTGGTATGATCGTCTCAACGCCCGGCGCCGAGCTGGTCAGACCGTGATCCGTATTGGCGATCAGCCAGTCGGCATCCCCGCTCTTGCCCATCGTGAACGAGGTCAACGCATCCCACGCCGTGATGCGCACGATACGCACGTTCGTCACCAAACTGTTCGCCGGCAGCGTCGCCGGTTTCCCGTTGACGTCTGTCAGATCCCCGCTGGCATCCGTGTACGCGATGGCCACCACGATGGCCTGCACTACCGAATCAAGCAATCGCCCCACCCTCGCTCCAAACGGCACCTCGACTATATTGTCTATCCTTGCCGTCATTCCACACCTCCATTTGATTCCCCCTCCCACCTTGGGAGGGGGTTAGGGGGAGGGCCGTCCCAAAGACTGCTGCCCTCCCCTTATCCGTTCAATCCGTCGGCTATGAAACCTTGACCACCGCTCCCTTCTCCGGGACCGGGATCTCGGTGCCGTTGTACTCCTCTGCAAAGTACTGGTCCGCCGCGACGAGCTCGTCGCTCGAGTAGGTCGGATACGGCCCTTTGAGCTGCATCGGCTGGAAGATTCTGTGTTGCACCAGCTCCCGGTTACCCACCAGCACGTAGCTGTCGGAGAACTCGGTCGATTCGAACACGCCCAAGCCCTTGACCCGCCCGACGTATCCGTTGGCATTCAGATCGGCATCCGGCCGTTTCCCTGCCGCGCTGAATCCATCCCAGTTGCTCAACCGGTCCGCATTGGCGACCGACAAAAGCACGAACGTGGGGTCATAATACCGATTACTGACCTTGACTCGTGCATAGCCGATGTATTTCACCAGCGTGTCCACGGTATCGGTGGACGATGCCCACGTACCGCCGCTGTTACTCGCCACGATCAGCGCTGCTGATAGACCGTTGTACATCAGCCCCTGGTCGATCTTGCGCTGGATTTCGCGCACCAGCATCATCAGCGTCCGCGCCACCGCGTCCCATCCCAACTGGCTGCGGCTGAACACGATCGCCTCCGAGCTGATCTGCGTCGCCAGCCGGTCGGCTGCGATCTCGACTGTCTTGTACGAGAGGCTGCCCTTCCCCTTCTTGATGGCCGCCAACTCGCCCAGGCGAATCGGACGATAGTTGTACGTCACATCCAACGCCGTGCTATCGCCGATACTCCCACCATCGCCTGCCGCGATCGTCCAGACCCTGCCACGCACATAGTCGATGGCGTAGTCGGTGCCCTCGACATAGGCCGTCCCGCCTCCGTTTGGCTCCACCGTGATCGTGCCGGGAATGATCCGCGCATAGTCCAGGTCTACCCAGGCGTCCTCATCCGAGGTGATGTCCTCGTCGGTCACGGTCGTATCGGTGTCGTTGTCGTGACCGTATGCCTCGTAATACACCCGGCTCGGCGCCTGGTCGGTCAGTTGCACGTCGAAGATCGACGTCGCGATCAACCGGGGAAACGCCTCGGCCACGATGGCCCGTGCGACAGAGTAGGGGAGATTGAGGTCGCTCACCTGCATCGAGGTTTCCTCGAACAGGCGGCTCTCCTGCAGCAGGTGCCCCTTGTACAGCTCGTCGAACGTGCGCAGATACTCTACCGCGAAACGCTCGTTGACCGTCTTGATCTCGTTCCAGTTGCGCTCCGGTGCCATCCCCTGCCGCACCAGCGCCTCGGTGAATTGGAAGGCCGCCCGCGCGTACTCTGGCACACCGGTCTCACGCTCCAGCACCGGCCCCAGCACCCGCAGCCCGTCCTCGCCAAAACCCTTGGCTGCCAGCGTCAGCCGCGATGCGAACGCATCGTACTCTTGGCGCTTGGCGACGATGGTCGCCTTGGCCTCGTCGATGGTCTTGAGTTCCATCGTGCCCAGCGCTTCGGCCAGTTGCTCCTTTAGCACCACCGGATATGTCAGCGCCTCGATCTCCTTCTCGACGTATTCGGCAACTTTGCGCTTCTGCTCCGCCTCCTCGAGATTGGCCAGCCGGTCCAACCGCGCCTGGAGTGTCTCTTCCAGGTTGTCGGTGTCTGCCATCCCCAGGCTCTCGCGCAACTTCTCTTCCAGCTTGCCCTTCGGCTGCTTGCGCTCCCGTACCAGCTTCAACACCGCCTCGGTGATGTCGTCCTTCTCCCCGATGCCCAGCGCCTCTCGCAGCGCTGTTTCCTTCTGCGCAACGTCCTTGCTGCGCATCGCCTCCTCGACCTGCGTCCGCACGTTTGCATTCAGCTCGTCGAAGAAGCCGCTTTCTTGCAATGCCTTTAGGATTTCTTCTGGATCCATTTCGTTTTCCTCCTCTGATTCGAACATCGTCACGCCGGCGGTCGGGTCGCTCGGCTCCAGTACCAGGTCGTACCCCGTGATGACCAGTTCCGTCACCTCCTCGACCCGATCGCGTCCTCTGCCCACAAATTTAGAATCACCGTAGGCCCGCTGGCTCACGCCCGGCATCACGCCGCCCTCCATCAGCGCCAGGATGTCCTTGCCCTTGCTGGTCGAGAGGATGGTGCCTTCCAGCAGCACCTGGCTGCCGTCGAAATCGACCGCCTCCCAATTGACCACCGTCTCCAGCAAATTCGGACGCCCGGTCGGCTTATGTGCGGGATGTTCCGCCTCGCCGAGCAGTTGCACAGCCCGTCCCTGGCCCGCGCTCTCGTGCAGATGCGTCCTCAGCCCATCGACCGCTGCACGCACAACGCTGGCCGAATACCTGCGTCGATTCTCGTTCACCACGTCCGCCGTGAGGCCCACCGCCTTGATCCGCCGTGGCTTCCCGTCCTCCGCCTCCAGCAGCTCCACGCTCCCCACCCGCTCCACGAACCGCTTCTGTCTCGCAGCATCCTTGTGATTCGCCCCGACCGCAGGTCGGCTTTCGCTGACTTCTTTCGGCTTATACGTCAGCTCCACCACCTCCCAATCGTCCCTGGCCGCGAACGTGTACCCTTCGCCGTCCTGCGTGAACGTCACGTAGTAGTACTCATCCACCGCCAGGTCGCCGCTCTGCACGATCACGTATCCGTCGAACACCTCCTCGACGTAGTTGTACACGTCATCCTCGTCGTAATTGCGCGGGAACTGCGCCCGGAACGCCGCCCGCACCGTCGCAATCAAGTAGTCGTGCGATCCCTTCGTCAGCTCCTCCAGCGGTTTTCCCCGCCCGATCTTGCGCCTTTTGCCCTTCATACTCTCATCCTCCTTCTGCTGCGCCAGATAGGCAATGTACGCCCTATCGGCAGCACCCTTTGTCTTGTAGATACACGGCCCATCTCCGATGCGCCATTTCCCATTTGCACATTTGAAAACCGGCATAATTTCTTCGACCCATAAGCCGCATTATGCGGCCTGCCCT